CCACAGTGCTGCAATCGGGATGGCCGGCAGGCTGCAGCAGCCAGCCTTTAGATTCCGTTGGCTTCGTCGCGGAATACTGGATCAGTACAGATTCCATTGTGTTTGTATTTTGCAGCCAAGCCTCAGCACCGGTTGCAATAACGCCTTGGGGATTGGTCAGGGTTTCTAAGTCGGTCCAGTCATTCGCCGGCACCATAAATGTTCGTACATGGGTCACAGTGCAGTCTCCAGATAATCAGTGACAAGTTTGGTAATGATGGCGGTATCCTGGTCATTCACGCCCAGCAATTCCCGCTTTGGATATTTAGCCATTAAGCCTTTGTTATTGACCTTATCGCGCAGCCCGTAGTGGTGATACTTTGCGATCCGGTTGGAAAATCCGGTGAAAGATATTGTTGTGCCACTGGCATCTGCAGTGGCTTTCATATGCTTCAACCGGTGGATTTTTTGGAACATCAGCCGGCGCTTAATCCGCCCCTGCTTTTTGGTTGAACGTTTGGCCATTGCGCTGCCATCCGGCTGCACGTTGGCCTTAATCCGGGCAGCGTTGTTTTTGCGCAGTTCAGTGCCAATCTGACGCGCCAGGGCGCGCCGGCCTGGTGCGCTTAAACGCTGCAGCACTGCATCAAACTTTGCAATCAGCAGCTGCAAATCATCCATTGTGAATATCCGCTGCAGGCTGGTCGTTAATCAGTAGATCCCAATCACCAAGGCCGCCAAGCGGCTGTAGCGGTTGTTCATCCTTATGGGTGATATTGACCTGATTACTGCTATCCACGACCACTAAAACCGATTCAGTCAGCGCCAGGGTAATTTCAACATCCCAGGCATTATGATTCAGCGGCTCCGCTTCAAAGCGGATTCCGTCATCTTTTGACTTATCAAGCAAATCAACCTGGTTGGCATGCACCCACTGCAGCAGCGGGACCATGATCTGGTCAGTGTCGCCGGCGTAATCGGTCACAAATATTTTCAGGGTGAACCGGTACACAAAAGACAAGTCGCCTTTACCGCATTGTAGCGAGCCACCTTCGACAAACATCAGCAGTTTGTCCGGGTCTTTGGCCAGCAGTGGAACACTGACCATCAAGTGCTGGCGTAAATTACTGGGCTTTTTCATCGGCTTTTTTTGACTCAATAACCATTTCAACTTTGGCGGCACAGGCCGCCCAGGCGTTTTCTACTGCAGACAGATCAGCTTGCAAATCATCATTGGTGATGGGGCTGCTGGCTGGTAGGCTGCACGGCGTCACTACCGGACATCCACTGACGATAATCGGCCGTGGTTGTAATGGCGGGGCGCTGGCGCATCCGGCGCACAGGATCAGGCAGGTAAAGATCAGCCCAGGCACGTAGCGTTGCATTTTCACGTTTAAGGTTCTCCCATTCGCGGTTTTTGACCTGCAGCAGCTGCTGCTGATCACCAATTTTTTCAACCAGCTCGTTTTGCGCTTTTTCATGGGCTGCTTTGATTTTGTTCAGCTCAATGATTTCCTGCTCTTTTTGCTGGATGGTTTGGTTTGCTGTGGTCAGGCTTTGGCGCAGTTCGCCTTTTACACCCTGGTCTTTTAAAATCCACGAGCCCAGGGCCAACACAATTGCAATGGCGGCCAGAATTACTCGCATGGGTACACCTCAGCGAACTGTTCAAAAGCAGCCAGCAGTTTCGTGTCATATTGATTTTCACGGTATGCCGAACCGTTGTATAAGCGGGCGAAATCTGCCCATTTACGCGCTTTTAATGCCTTTTGCATGCCTGGCTGGCTCTGGATAAAACGCACCAGGATATCGAGCTGCGCATCTTCACCACTTAACATCTGCTGGTAAAAGTCAGCCGGTGATTTACAGCCAACCAACTGCCAGTGAAAGCCCATCACCTGGAACATGCCAAAGCTGGTTGCACAGATAGCCGCATCCGGCTCAAATTCATAAGCAGCAGAGAACCGCACATGCTCAGCATGGCCACCGCTATAACCGCCGCGTTGTGGGCTGCAAATACCTGGCACCATTTGATTCAGCTGGGCTGCACGTTCTGCTGATTTTTCAGATACCAATCTGTGAAAATGATGGCGCTCAAACAGCAGACTAATTTTGCCATCGACAAAGCCAGTGCCATCAGATTCAACATCGACCACCGCCAAAAGCGCAGCCACAGGCACTTCCAATTTTTTAGCAGCGGCTTCAATCGCACCTGGCGTTAACCAGCGCGGATCACGTTGGCCATGCAGGCAAGCATTGGTGCGCGGACCAACCACGCCATAAGGGATTAGCCCATTGGCTTTTTGAAAGGCAATCACTGCAGCTTTGGTTTCCTGGTCAAACCAACCATCTGTGTCACAACTAAAACCTTGCGCGCACAGCAGCTGCTGCACCGCCACCACCAACGAACCTTTAGCGCCTAATTTCATGTTTAACTCCGGGTCTGAAAATATCCACTACATCCCCGCCCACAGTCCAAATAGAGACAGTGATCAGGGCCAATAAAAACAATCCTGAAAGGTCCGGCACCGGTCCCATCAGGAACAAACACTGCGCCGCCTCAACGCCTGCAGATAGCTGCACCAGGTAAGCCAGTACACGGCTTTTCAGTGGCCGGCCCGGGCGCGTATACAACAACACGCGCAGCACTATCAGCAGGCAAAGGCAGGCTTTGAGTAAATACAGGCAGGTGTCCATTACTTCCCTCGCAAAAAGCTAAAGAACGTTTCGGGATTGGCGGTAAACCGCATGGCAGCCTGCAGGATCCGCACGAACAAAGCTGACGCCACAATTGCACCCACGGCCGTAGGAACCTGCGCAATGCCTTGGGTCAGTGCTGACAGCAAAGACGCACTGAGGCTTGCGCACATCGCGCCGCCCAGGAACGAAATAACAAACAGCATCACGCGCCGCCATTTGCTTAAAATGTCATCGGTCATCACAAATAGCGTTGCGCCAGTGAAAGCGCCGATCACAATGCCCGGATCTGCCAGTGGCAAAATGCTCAGCACTGTTACGCCTGCGACTGCTGCTGTTGCGGTCGATGTTGAGATCGGTTCGCTCATTTCATTCCCATAAACTGATTGTTTTATTTTTTACAGCAGCAACTGGCTGCTGTACTGCATCCGGCAGATTGACTACCGTACCGGCCGGCAATACCGGGCCAAACTTCAACAGCTGCGGATTCAACCGCATTAAATCTTCGGTCTGGTCTGAACCACCAAACACGCGGTGCGATACGGCATCAAGGCTTTCGCCCTGGATGGACAGCACCTTTTTCATATCAGCTCACAGGTCCATCTGGACCGGCCACAGATATCAGCAATGGCACCTAGCGCATCGCGCCGTAAATCGACTATCTGAATTTCTAAACCGGCTTTTTCGCCGTCTGCATCGGTCGAATCGTAGTCGCGGTAATGTTCCAGCAACCGGGCCTTGGCACCGCAATAAACAGCAGTCTGGTAATGCGTAACCAACAGGCTTGTGCCATTGATGGTTTCAGCTGGCACTGCAGTTAAGTCCGCGTATCCGGCCGCCTGTTGCGTTAATCGCCAGCTTTGCAGCTCTTTATTGGCATCAGCCATTGATTGCACCAGCGCGTTTACCAGGCGCGGATCCGTGATGGTGCCGTCTAACCGGTAAGTCTCACGAAAATGGCTGGTGTCGATATCAGGAAAAAATCCGCTATTAACAACGGTTTTTGCTGGATTGGCTGGTTGTCCGAAAATCAGTGGTTGCATGGTAGAAATCTATTGGTGATGGGTGGACCGGCGTATGCAGTGAAACTTCCGTTTGCTGCGCGGCCGGTGCCCATCGGGTTGCGGGGTTCGCCCGTTTAGCTGCCTGATTGATCCGGCGGCCCGTCCTTGGCCGACTGATCTTCAGGTTTGGGTTCGGCTGTAGCCAAACCCGCTGCTGCTCTTTGCTTCTTCAGTTCACTGACGCATTTATCAATCTGCTTTTTCACACCGGCCTTTTCGCTCAGCCGTGCAGCTTCAACCAGCGCTGGCAGCGCATGTTCAAAGTCATCTACTTTGAACAGGGTTAAGCCCAATGCTTTAAACAGTTTTGAACGTGCAGGATCCTGCATATCCATATCGCGGGTCAGGTCAACGACCATCTGCAGCATGGACACATCCAGTGTCTGACCTCCCAGGGCACGAATGCCGGCCTCGCCTACTTCTTCCGCCACCAGTGTTGCCAGTTTGCGTTCAATGTGGTCTGGCGTTGTCAGGCTGTGTGTCAGCGCATACTTGATTAATGGCATGGCACCAACCAAATCGCCGGTGTCCAAAAACCAAATCAGCAGCGTTACCAGCACATCGTCCTGGACACCTGAGTTACCAGCCAAAACACCTTCGATGTAAGGCCGGTAAGTTGGCAGGAACAAGGCTTTCTGTTCGGCCTTTTTATCCATAGACTCAATGGTTTTCAGTGCGCGCCGATGCTCAGCAAGCTGATTCAACATCAGTTCATAAGCATTGGCACCCTGGGCGGCCAGCTGGTAAGAAACTTCCTGCTTTCCATGCAGTTCTGCTTCAATCTTCATCCGGTGAACTTTAGCCGGTGACATACCTGCGTATGGATCAATCATCGCCATTACTCCAGGGTGATGTTTTCAATAAGGCCCACACCGGCGTAATCTTCAATTACAAAGTCAATGTTGGCTGACTGGTAATCTTCGATTTGATCGCGTTTGGCGTTGTCCAAAATTGTGCGGCGGCGGCTTCCTTCCAGCTCATAAATGGACAGGTTGTCCAGGCGAGTGATCAGAATTGCGTTAGCCGGGAAATTTGGCACCGTGATAGCTTCCAGATTGCCGATGCGTTTTGTTGAAACAACGACATCTGCAGCAACTTTTTCAGTTGCCGTGTTGGAACCATTCACAATTGGGAAGTATTTATCTGACAGCAGTTCGCGGCCGACAATTACCTTCAGTTCGGTATCTTCTGCATATACCGGATCGATCAGGTTGTTGACTGCATCCAGAACCATTGCATCAAGGTTCTTATAATCGCCTGTGCCGGCAACGTTAATAACAACCTTGTTTGCCTGCTTAGTACCCTGGAACATCCGGCGCGCCGGCGCTTCATCACGGATTTTTTGCAACCAGCCCTTGGCCACATCCTGCAACTTAGGATTAGTAACGCGGTTTGAAGTTGCAGCACGGGATGTACCGTTAAAGCCCATCAGCAACAGGTCCAACGCCTGGCGTTTGGTGATCACATCACGCACTTTGGTTTCGAAGTCTGGGAACTTCGCCCAGGCATCAATTTTCGCGTATGTCAGCGCAGTATCGAAGTTCACTTGCTGACAGTTGTACGCGCCGGCCGTCAGTGATGTTGGATCCGTTGGTGTCCGGTCAGTGGTTTGGGTATTCGTGGTGCTGGCAATCGAACTGCCTACACCTAAGCCCAGCGCCTGACCTTCTTTTTCATCAACAGTGATCATGTTAATCATGTTCAGGAATGCTGATGATTCCTGAATGCGCGTCTGCAGCGTTTGCTGCACCGATGGCGTTACGTTGAATTTTTCAGCAACGGTTTCGACTTGGTTTAAAGCCGCAATGCCAGCAGTAAAAGCATGAAATTTAAAACGGGTATCTTTCTTCATTGTGGACCTTAGCAGTCAGTTTTGATCACGCCATCACCGCCAGTTGCCGGATTGCGCCGGAAACCACCTGGGGCTTTATCGAGATCAGCTTTCAGTTGATTAAAAGAGGTTTGCAGTTCATCGAGCGATTCCTGCAGCGCGGCGTTTTTCTCATCCAGTGCTTTATTGCCAGCTTCCAGCTGTTCAAATTTGGCGCTGAACTCAGAGACATGGTTTGCAACCACTTCAACGGCATCGCGGGTTTCTTTGGCTTCGCCATCCAGTTCATTTTTTTGTTTAGTGAACATTCCAGCGATTTTCTGAAAGAAACTTTGTTTGTCGCCTTCATCGTCTGCATCTTCATCCAGCTCTAAAGTGAATTCAGTTGCAGCGGTAAAGAAATTACCTGGCTTTTGCTTGCGGCCGTCTAATGAACCAAACAGCGGATGGTCTTTTTGTGCATTGAAATTCAGCATGTCAGTACCGAGACTGGCAGGGCTGTCAGTGATAGCTAAACCAACCAGGTTGCATTTGCCTGTGCCGGCAAAGTCAGGGTCGATTTCTGCAGAGGTGTACACCTTCTGGCGTTTTTTGTTCAGGGTCAGCAGTTCTTCAGTCGGATCAATCTGTGCAAACAAAGTCAGCAGGCCATCGACTTCTTCCGATTTTACAGCCAACACATCGCCGTAAGCGCCAAAGCTGCTTTCTGGCAAGTAGCTACGGATATGCTCACACCAGATGCGGGCACCGTATTTTTTCTGGTTATAGGTTTGGGTAATTTGCTCAATCCACTCGCGCAAAATTGTGCGGCCATCGACCGTTGCGCCCTCAGTGAAAATCGCAAACCATTTACTTTTTTTACTCATTGAACAATGTCCTCACCAGGGGGTTCAGCTGGTTGAAGTCATCTTTAATTCCTTGGAACATATTGTAAATTTACGGCCTGTTGCCGCGCGCGCGGCAACGCTACCCAGCATTATCATCTGACTTACAGGCGATAGACTGCCCGCATGATAATTGCCGACACCCCCCAAACAGTCCCAATAAACGCTAAGCAGCAAGCGCGCTTTATGTATTTCATGGGCTACC